TAATTGAAAAAACAACTGTACCACCGAGAGCCAAGTACTTGTCTCCTTCCAAACAATGGTATAAGGGAGAATACTTGTTTACGATTGATAGCTGTCATGCTGACCATAATTTACCGAATATAAATTATTCGCAAGTACCGGAAGAACATAAATCATTTAATATTCTAGAATTAGAGAATGGACACTTTGCTGCTCAACCTAATAACAGAACATTGTTTTATGATAAATCTTTAACACCCGCTGAACCCAAGCAACCTGACTTCAAAGTATCGACAATTGAATACAATGTGGAGTCGGTGAGTAAATGGACTGCAGGAGATGATACCAATTACTTCTATAATTTTAAAGAACAGAAGTAATGGCAAAAAGACCTACAGAAAGTTTAGGAATAATTCATTTACCCAAAAGCACAAGCATTGGGGATGGTAAAATAAAAATGTCTTCAATGAATAAAAGTAAGAAAAGAAGTTTTAAAAAATATCGTGGACAAGGAAAGTAAAAATGGCACTAGCAAAAAGTCAAAGAAGTCTGAAAGCATGGACAAAACAAAAGTGGCGAACCAAGTCTGGGAAACCTTCTTCCAAGACAGGAGAAAGGTATCTACCCGAGAAGGCCATCAAGAGTCTCAGTCCACAGGAATATGCCGCCACAACAAAAGCAAAACGTGAAGGAACGGCCAAAGGAAAACAGTTTGTTAAACAACCAAAAAGTATCGCTAAGAAAACAAAATCATATAGGAGGGTATCATAGTGAATATAAATAAACAAAAAGCAGATTTAAATAAGGATGGTAAACTCTCAGGTTATGAGAAGAAGAGAGGTACAGCTATTCAACAATCCATGGCAATGAGAAAACCTAATGATAAAAAATTTATGGGGATGACTTCCTACAAGGATAAGTAATGGTAGAGATGACACCTAAAACACCAACAATGCCTAAGACAAAAAAAGGTATTAGTAAATCTCCGATGAAGAAGGGTTCAGCACCTTCTAATGTTTTAAGAAGAACATCTTCTCAAGTAAGGATGGCTAATATGTCACCGATGCTTAGAAGAGCGTCTGACCCTAAGTTCATGGGAATGACATCTTACAAACAACAAATGATGGAAGAGGAGGATATGATATAGTGATGTATGGAAGTAAACCAAAAAAGAATATGAAAAAGCCTAAAGATAAAACTGTTGTTATGGTAGCAGTAGGCAAAATGAAACCAAAGAAACCTTTAAAGAAAAAGAAGTAATGGCTGTATCGGATGCAGAAAAGAAAAAAAGATTTTTACAAAGAAATAATCTCAAAGGTTTCAACAAGCCTGTCCGCACTACTGAAGGTGGTAAGAAAGGTAAAGTCGGTATACTCGAGAACGGGAAGCCCCGACTTATTCGCTTCGGTGACTCTTCTATGGGTCACAACTATTCCCCAGAAGCTAGGAAATCTTTTAAAGCAAGGCATGGAAGAAATATTGCAAAAGGTAAAACCAGTGCTGCTTACTGGGCAAACAAAGTTTTATGGGCTGGTCCAGGAGGCAGTAAAAAATCTCCACCAAAAAGTCAAAAAATTAAAAAGGGGATGGCCTAGTAAATATTTATAATGAGCAGTAAAAAATATAACAATGCAGTCAGAACTCTTAGTAATGAACTAGCAGATATTGCTCAATCTAATAATCAAAAAAAGGCTTTACAAAATAAATTAAAGACAGCAGGACAACAAGCCGTTGCAGGTACTGTAGGATTAACACTCAAAGCCTTAGGTCAAGAAGAAGCAGTCAATAAAGCAAAAGATAAAATAGAAAACTTTATTGAAAAAAAATTACCTTATACAAAATATACTTTACTTGATACAAAAAAAGTAGGTATCCAATATGGAAATAAAACTTTTAATTCTTCTTTCACTATGAATAAAGAAGGTAATGTTAATTTAAAATTAAATAAAACATTTAAGAATAATTTAAAAACAGAATTAGAAGCCGATAAAAATAAAGTTTCTTTTGGATTAAAGCTAGACTTTTAATGCCTGACCTTAGTAGTAGTAAGTTTTTTACAGAATCGGTTACGGTTACATCTACTAGTGCTGATGGTAGTGCTGATGTTATTTACACTGTACCTAATAACTTTAGTTCGATTGTTCGATATTTATTATTAAGCAATGGAACTAATTCTACAAAAAAAGCCTATGTTCAATTTTATCATAATGATGACAGTAGCTATCATTACTTAGCAAAAGGGGTATCTATGGATGGTCATAGTATTAGAAGTTTAAGTGAGTTTGGAAATTTAAATTTACATGAAGGAGATAAAATAGTAGCCTATATAGAAGCAGGAATGGATTTAGATGTAACTATTTCTGTTGAAGAATACTACGACCCCAATCGATAAGGAGTAAGAATGAGACTATCAGGTTTAGGTAAAAAAACAATCGCTGAATTTATGAGAAGACATGGAAATGCCCGTGGTAAAAAATTATTTTATCAACGAGTAGAGTCTGGACAATTAAAGTCAATGTTTATTGGTGAAGAGCCAAAGCCAGTAGAAAAGAAAATAGAACAACCTACTGTTGAAGAAGTTAAAGTCGAAGAACAACAAGAAGATTCTATTTTAGGTAAGGTTAAAAAAGTTTTAAAAGTTTAATGATGCCTTCGGGGTCATTAAATCTTACATATGTAAGATAATATATCTAGCTTAAAGCAAGGAGGTATAACATGACTTTTACACTAGATAAATACATGCCCTATACAATAGGGTTTGATTCATTCTTTGACACACTGGATTCTATAACAGGAACAGATGTTAAAGGATATCCACATTATAACATTAAGAAACTTGATGACAATAAATGGAGTATTGAATTAGCTTTAGCAGGATTCAGTAAAGATGATATTGAAATTGAAGTCAAGGATAATGTAATGACAATTAACGGAGAACTGAAAGAAGAAAATAATGAATACGTTTATAAAGGTATATCTTCTCGAAAGTTTTCTAAATCTTTTACCTTAGCAGAATTTACGGAATGTGAATCGGCGAAAATGGAAAATGGAATCTTATCCATTATCTTGGAAAAAAATATTCCCGAAGATAAGAAACCACAAAAGGTAAAAATAAAATAGATGCCAATTTATTCTTTTAGGAATAAAAAAACGGGAGAGGTCTGGGATGAGTATCTACCCTTACAGGATAGGACCAAGCCACTCAGAAATAAAAATGTCGAGATGGTGATAACTGCACCTAACCTCTCCTTTATTGCTAAAAGTGAACACAAAGGTAGAGACCAAATTCTAGATACTGCTAGAAGAGGGATGAAGGAAGCACAGATAGAAGAGTCTGTCGGTATTCGAAAATCTCCTGAATGGGTTCAAGAAAAAAGAGAAAAGAGATTACAAAAAATAAAAAATGTTAGTTCCTGATAATGATAAGAATGATGTTGCACTAACAGAAAAGCAACAAACTTTTTTAACAGCTTTGTTTGGTGAAGCACAAGGTGACCCTAAGATAGCAGGAGAGATTGCAGGGTATGCTGATTATCATACACCTTTAAAATCTTTAAAGGATGAGATTATTGATAGAGCAGAAAAACTCTTAGCAGGATTTGCACCGAGAGCTAGTATGGGAATGATTAATGCTTTACAAGAAGATGGTTCAACACCGGGTGCATCGATACGAATGGAAGCGGCCAAACAAATCTTAGATAGAGTAGGACTAGCAAAAAGAGAAAAGGTAGATATCAATGCAAAAGTCGCACACGGAATCTTTATCTTACCTCCAAAAGACAATGGATGAAGATAACCCAATTACTCGAAAAAGAGTAGGTAGAGTAATTCCCTTAGGGTATAAGGTCTCAGAAGAAGATGAGAATGTTTTAATACAAATACCTGAACATATGGAATTAATACAAAAGGCAAAAAGTTTTATAGATAATAACTGTACTTATCGAGAAACAGCAGAATGGTTATCACATCATACAGGTAGAAAAATTACAGGTATGGGTTTAAGAGAAGTTTTAAAAAGAGTGATACATAAAGGGTGGTAGACGAACCTAAACCAAAAAATGCGGGTAGAAGAAGAAGAACTAGCGTCTATGCTCCTCTTACAATTAAAGAGAAGAAAGCAAGAAAGTCTGCCCAAGACATGCTTCGAGAAAAGAAAAAAGAACTCGAAAAAGCACAAAAGAATTTTTGGGCAACCAAGAATAAACTTAAAGAGATTGACGAAGTCTTTGATGGTAAAAAGCAAATCATTGAAGAGGATAAGATTGAAGAAGCCTCTCCAAATATTAAAGCTGCACTAAAAGATAAAGAAGTTATTTTTGAGCCAAACGATGGCCCACAAACAGAGTTTCTCGCATCAAGTGAAAGAGAAGTCTTTTACGGTGGAGCAAGAGGTGGTGGTAAATCCTACGCAATGTTAGTAGACCCACTACGATATTGTCACAAACAAAAACACCGAGCATTGTTAATACGTAGAACAATGCCAGAACTAAGAGACTTAATTAATCATTCACAACAATTGTACTCCAAAGCCTATCCCGGTGCAAAATGGAGAGAGCAAGAAAAAGAATGGAAGTTTCCTTCAGGTGCAAGAATAGAGTTTGGATACGCTGAGAACTTAACTGATGTTTTACGTTACCAAGGTCAGTCATATACTTGGATTGGAATCGATGAATTACCTCAGTATCCAACCGAAGATATTTATAATTTTCTTCGGTCTTCTTTACGAAGTGTTGACCCAGAGATTCCTGTCTATATGAGAGCAACAGGAAATCCGGGAAATGTAGGTTCACAATGGGTAAAAGAAATGTTTGTTGACCCTGCCCCTGCGAATACAAGATTTGAAATAGAAATTAAAACTCCTGTAGGAATAAAAAAAATTACAAGAAGATATATTCCTGCCAAGCTACAAGATAATCCATACTTGATGCAAACAGATGATTACTACGCAATGTTAGCATCATTACCTGAAGTACAAAGAAAACAATTTTTAGAAGGTAATTGGGAAGCATTTGAAGATTCATCTTTTCCTGAGTTTAATAAACAGCTTCATGTTGTTAAACCTTTTGACATACCCAGAAACTGGTTAAGGTTTAGAGCGGCTGACTGGGGATATAGTTCACCAGCTTGTTGTTTATGGTTTGCAATAGACTTTGATAATAATTTATTTATTTATCGAGAACTCTATACACAAAAGATTACAGCCGATATCTT